AGATAAAGTAATGTATCAGAGGATGAAGAAATATCAAGATCATTTTTAGATACCCATATAACGGCATTTTCATTATAGGCATCCCACATTTCTATTTCACCATATATCTGACTTGTCCCGTCGTCGGTTGTGATTGCTATTTTTTTTCGGTTTGGGTGGGTTGTGCCCGGCCAGATGACTGTGCCGGAGTTGATTTGAAAATTATCAAAATTAGCTGATACGGCACCTTCATTAGTCCAGACAGCTAAACGAATATTACCTGCATCTGTTGAGAATCCTGTCCTTGTGTGAAGCAATGTCCAAGAGCCTGTATTTCCGTCGTCATAATAAAGAGTAACAGTGCTACCGCTTCGCACCAACCTTAAACGCCCATCTGAATTAGAACGAAGAACAGAATCAGCAGAAGCTGACCCGGAAATTATTGAATATGCGAACCACTCATCCGTCGACGGACCAAGCAGCCCCTTGATATACATTTTGTTGTTACTATCAATCACAAAAAGTAACTCACCACCTGCACCAATGGAAGTAGCTACCAGATCAGATAGATCAACTTGAATATCAAAATCCCCCGGGAAAACAGGTATGGGTTTTGCGAATGTGTATTCTTCAGCAGATGGAGACGCTATTTGAACATTTAATTTATTTGAACTTATTTTACAACTACCGTTTGTTGAAGTAATTGTGGACCATAAATCAGCATCAGGCGCATCACCATCCTCACCGCTAAAATCATCCCCGGTGAAAGAATATGACAACTCATCAAAGACATTAGTTAAGTCCTGATTTAATCCGCCTGTAGAAGAATTTATAACAATAGGAACAGGGAAATGAGTTAAGTCAGAATCAACATAATTCGAATTAATGTGCACCGGAATTCTATTAGCCCATGTACCTAAAATGGAGCTAAACTATCTATTAAAATTACTTCTGATCTTACTGATGCATTACCATATATATTGATTGCAGTAACCATACAATCAATATAAGATCCAGCATCATAAGTAGTTACTTCATATCCATTATTAGTCTCAGCACTTATATCAATACCATTTCTTCTCCATTGATAAGTATAACTTGTTGGTGTATAATCCCATGTTCCATCCGTTGATACTAATGAACAATACACAGTACTACCTATTTCAAAAGTAAAATTATCTCCATCTTCAAATGTAAAATTACTTCCATCTTCTAATATAAAATTAAAAGGAGTCTCAGTTATAGTCGGTACAACTGTATTAAACGGTATCATATCTCTATTTACACTATAGTCATGTTGTTGATGTGATAAAACTGAATCCCTTGTAGACTCCAAAGTTAATCTTATATTTTCATTCAATCTTGTCTGAAATACTTCATAATAATTAAGTATTCTATTATAAAATAATATATCACTCATACTACCAGAGTATTTACTAGATCTTACTCCAGAATCGTAATTCTGACCTATTGACCACTCATAACCTGTTGATGTACTTGATAGTTGATATGTAAAATTTAATGTATCAATTAACCCATCTGAATTATAAATATTAATTTCAGTACCTGTACCTGATTGATCTACACAAAATAAAACAGCATTATCAGATGTATTTATCATAACATCTATATCAGTAGATTGTGTTTCATCTTGTACAGTAATATAATACTTTTTCTCTAAAGGATTTATAGCTATAACTATATTATCTTCATTTCCAGATGAATTGCAATGACTTATTAACGTATATATACTATCTTCTATATCTGGATTAAATATCAATAATATACTAAAAGTATCAGATAATGAAAAATAACCTATATCAAAATATCCCTCTGAAAAAATGCCTTTATTACCTGATATACTTACATTTGTGATATTATCAGCAATTGTTCTTGTAGAATTACCACCTGATATACTAAAATCAGTACTAAGAGATATACCTAAATATTGATCTCCTAACATGTCATCAGGAGGATCATAACCAACAATACCAAATGTATCAATTATTTCTGTATTCCAACTATATTCAGTATCGTCAAGAGCTTCTTTTGATCTTTTTAAATTATTATCTTCATCGTATAAATTTAAATTATATACTACATTTGTCTCAGGGCCTATATCACTTGATTCTTCAGAAATAATTGGTCTTATTAATTGTAAAGTCCTATCCCTATGCGCCCAAGTTATATCAAGATGATCTTGAATAGAAGATGGATAAGCATCGGTATTTAATCTTAATTTACCAGGAGGGTAAGGTTTATTCTGTCTTGCTTGCATTACTAAAGTTTCTTTAGTAGCATCACTTTCATCTAATAAATCTATTGCAGTTCTAACAAGGGCTTTTCCATCCACTGAATCAGTATTCGTGTATTCTGTATAATCTAATCCACTAAAATACTCAGCAAACCATATTTTAGTGCCTGCTGCATGTGATTCTGTTACACTATCAAGACACCCTCTCCCTATAGAAATTAAATTATTAGTTAAATCTATTGAATCAATTCTAATTATTTCATCATCAATATATGCGTAATACCCATCTGTGAATTCTTGAAGAATAAATGAAGGAGATGTAATACTTATATCTGTAGTATCTGTATAATTAAGATTATTAGTTAAAGTAGCTGTAGGTGTATAAGAAGATAAATTTTGATCAGTATATTCTGAATCAGAAGTATATTTAGTAATTAATTCATAATTAGGTGTCGCTATATCAGGTTTTTGAGCTAATAATTTATAAAACGATGAATTATTGTCGAAAGATTCAGTTATATGATCAGGTAAATTTAAAAATAAATCCCAGTATGTAGCTTCTTCAGCTCTTTGATAAGTTACAGCTTCAGCATCCCCAAGGGGATTTTCCCACAAAGGAGGTTGCTCTGTTAAATAAGATGTATCAGGCAATGAAAATATATCTTCAATAGCGTCTACTATTATTTCTCCTGATTCCAAATCTCCTATATTAATATTAACAACTCTGCATATCATTTCGCTGATACTTAATTCATCCCAAGAGAACTTAAATACATCACCAGGATTAATATCCCATCCATATCTATTAACTGTTATATTAATTTTTGCTAAAGGGGTTGTATATTGCTTAATATCTCTTTGTGCTATTATAGTAGCTACATCATAATTATCAATTCCGGGGTATTCTATAGTTTGTGATACTACACCTCCTTGTGATTGTACAGAAGCAGTATTTTGTATTGTCAATGATTTATAATCATTAGTCCCTTGAGGTTTATACTTTATGATAAGTTCATTAACATTGCCTGAATATTGTGGTCTTTCAAAAGAATTAAGGCTGATAATATTATCTTCATTATAGACATCTAAAGATTCAGAATCATAATCATCTCTTATAAGTTTTATTACAAACTTAGCACTTTCTTTATCTACATATATAATTCCATTTACATGTGAAAGTACTTCTGTTATAAATTCTTCTATTGTAGTTTGTTCTGATAATACAAGAGATAACCCAATGGACTCATTATATAAACTTTCAGCAAAGTCACTAAATGAAGTATCATCAATATAAGTAGTACTATAACCTAAACCCCAACTTGAGTTTGTTAAAGCCTCTCTTATTATGTGAGCAGCGTTAGCTCCACCATTGATATCAGCATAAGAACTCTCCCAAGAACTTTCTGGAATTCTTTTTACTTTAGCAGCCCAATATTTTAAATATGGATTATTAGCTGCTAAATACATATTCTTTAAAACAAAAGAAAGAACTCCTCTAAATGCAGGGATATTACCATCTATTGATGATTGAAGATGAGTGTTTACTGCTTGTGTTGATTCCCCCATTAATACATCTAAATAACCTCTAACACCACCTTGTTTTTCTACTCCACCAAACAAATCAGGTTTATCTATATATACAGTATCTGATTCTGTTATTTCGGTATCATAAACTGTTTTTTCATCTACTAATATTTCTTTAACAGAATCCACAGGGCCATGACATAATGCTAAATGCATACTTAAGAAGTATTTTGTATATTCTGCACCACCACCTTTACCTCCACCCATTACTTACTCCTTTATAGTAATATTGTTATCTACGTCATTACTATCTTGTTTAGCTTTTTGTATTACCTTGTCTGCAAGTTTATTATTAAATTTACATAGAATTTCTTCGTCTATACCATTTACTAAGAAATCATTGAAATCTAAGTTATACTTTTTAAAAAATTCTTTTATGCCTTTAGTGCAGTATTTTAATGCTCTTGCATGTTCTAATTTTATTTTCATAGTCAACACTTTATAAGAATTATTTGCCTGAAGAACTAGAAGAATACATGTACTCTATATTACCGTACCAAACAACGTTAGGGCTTTGTAACAGTACAGTACCAAAAACAACTGGTATTGGTATTCCAACTTCAGCAACAGGAGCTTTTACTTCTGTATCCGTAGAACTTGTTTGTGGTACAGTAGGTTGAAGTGCAATACTTAAAACTACACTAATTGCTAATACAATAACATAACCCCACATATTACCTCCTATTATCTACATTATTAATGTTGTTCCGAATGGGTTTAAATCAGGGTGATAAGGAAATCCACCGTAGTTATTAAGATTGTTGAATTTATTTTCACAAGTGCTTAATGTATGATCACATCCAGGATAAACATCTATACTATCACTACTTGATAAATTAGGCCATTGCAGATTAATTGTAATTATATCACCAGTATGATCAATTATGAATCTTGTTTCATAGAAATATGTATTATAAAATGAAACATAACCACCTTTAAAATAACCATCATCATACGTACTAAATGTAGATGAAACTATCTCTATACCTGAATAAGAATCAACTGTACATGTAACTTTGTAAGTATCAGAATCAAGAGTGCAATCATCACCATATAAAATATGAGGGCAATTAGACTGATAAAATCTTCTTAGTGCAGGTCTTTTTATAGATGTCTGGATTGATTCGCACCTAAAATCGACATAACCTTCATTATATTTTATATTAACTATTCTTCCTACCCATAGTATAACAGCTTCTTCCGATGAGTCAGTATAATGAAGTCTTCTTAATGTTACATTCATAATTGTGCTTGGAGGTGCAGCTATAAACAAATCTGTTATATCGATCTCTTTAGATATTTGTATATTTAAATTTATTCTATCAATATCTTGATTTCTCTCTATATTATCTCTCTTTATAGGTACAGCTTCATACTCATTTAAATTATATGTAATATTCTGGTCAGATGATGTATATCTATAGGTATACGAACCATATGTAAATTCATATAATTCTATCGGCTGTGCGCCGTATTCACTAAGTTCCTGTGCTAAATATGTCATGGTTCTATCCCTCTAATACTTAAATCGCAAATCATTTTATTATTTTGAAAATATTTAAATTCAACATCATCAGAATTCAAAATATATTTACCAAGATAACATATCTTTTCAACATCTGTATCATTAATTCCAAGTGACGAATCAAAAGTTATTCCAGTAGTTCCTGCAATAGTTAGTTCTGAGTCAGTTATACTTCTGAATAAGTAATTTCCATCTGTTTTAAATACAATAACATGATCCCTTAAACTTGCTTGACTCTGGTAATTATCATTTATAAATTCTACAGTATTACCTAATGCTCCTTCTGAAACTAATCTAAAATCTTTCTCATAAGATGGAAACCAAAAAGGTCTTAATTTACCTGCTCTTCTATGTAGCCATATTCTAAAATTCCAAATATCTTCTAATGAATCCAAAAAGAATCTTATATTTTTAGTTATTTCAACATAATTATTATATGAGAAGTAATCTATTTTTCCAGTATTAAAATCTATTACATTAATATTTTTGTCATAAGTATCATCAATATTTTTTGTAACAGTATAGATATTAAAAACTTCTTTATCTAAAAGGACATCTATACTATTATACTGTGTTGGTGATTGTTCACCTTCTGGGTTATCATAATTATTTAATGATTCAAACTTAGCAGATAATACAGAATTACATCCTGTTATACTTCTTTTAGGGCTTGAAATAAGTCTTGAAACTTCAACAGGGCAAACTTTAGATGATATAGTGTAATTATTCTGTAAAGGTGAATTGGTACTTATACTTGATGTTGTAAAAGAATCTATTACAAACACTTCGTAATTACTTATATTCTCATAAATTATACCTAACCCATCTTCAATAAAATTACCATATTCAGTGCTGACATTTATACTTGAATCACCTGATGTTACTATGGATGTAATAGCTCTTTGTTCTTGAAATAAAGGTATCCCCCAATCCCTATCCCTTTGTCCATATAGATTATTATTTATTCTAATTATTTCTGATTTAGGAATATAAGCCTCTAATGATAATTGTCTCCTCGGAGCATTTCTTAATCTTATTCTTTGATTAGTTCCATTTATTGATCTTAATATATTAGTCAACCAAGATAATTGTTCAGTTAGGTTATTTCTGTATTGATAGTACAAGATAATTAATCTACTTCCTATAACATCGACACTTATATCATCATCTGCACCTGTAAAATCAAAATCATAAGAGGCATTTATACTTGGTGGACCTTCTGGCAATATAGTAACTGTCAGTGATAATGATACCAATGGCCCTAATGTATATGGGAAGCTTAGTGCAGTTAAATCAATACCCTCAACTTCATTTTCTGTGATATCTATTATTTCTTTTTCTTCAAAATATCCATTAAATATATTTATTTCATATGTTGTTGTAGTTATTATGCTACCTGCATCTATTAAAACTGGTTCTACTAAAATTTTATAATAAAATATATCGGAATAAGCTGATGCAACAACACCTGTTTCGGTAGTTGTTATAGGTGGTATTATACCTGCTTTTGTTTTATCAGCTCCTTCTACTGAGGTACTTATATAATAACCATCATATATATTAGAAAAAGAAATACCATCTGTAACCCAAGAATTAGCAAGATTCGAAGTTACACTATCCGGTAAATTTGTAGGTATTACACCAGTTTTAGTAGCCATAATGTCTCACCTTATTATGCCCTTAAATATGCTAATGCTTCATCCCCTGATGATGGATATGAAAGTTTATCTGTTGTATTTTTAGCAACAATAGGAAAAACTTGCCAATTTGTATCTACTATTGCTTTTGATGATATTTCTTTATTATTTAAATATCCAACTCCAGGTATTTCTCCCCCGAAGTAATCTCTTGTATCAGATGAATCATAAAATCTCACATAACAAGGAAATATAGCAGATCTCATATTAAATTCATTAGGAGAAAAATTCT